GCTCGTGACGTACACGATGCCCGCGAAGCCGAACCCCGGATTCGCACTCAAGTACCTCAAGCTCGCTCGCCAGATCGGCGACGCGGCCTCCTCGTGGCTGATCGAGACGGCCTGCGGCGAAGAGGCGTACGACGCCCTCGCCGAAGACCTGATCACCTACGAGGAGCAGAACCCCGGCCAGAGCATCACGCTTTTGCAGAACATCGCGCAGCGCATCCAGTCGGTCACGATGGGCGGACTCGACTCCGGCCCAAAAGTCTGACCGACCTATTCCGAGAGAGAGCAGAGCAGATCATGTGGATCGTCGCAGAGGATGCCGAGGCGGATGTCGCCTCGGACCTTTCGGCGTTCCATCGGATCGACGACGTCTCGGCGATCGATGGGCCGCGGTACTTCTACCTCGCGCAGCGCGTCTCGTGCTACGCGGGAGTGAGGGCCGCGGTCCTCGGCGAGCGGGACCGGCGCGAGCGCGAAGGCGTGGACGGCGGGTCGTCGTCTACGAGCAAGGCTCCGAAGAAGGTTTCGGACGACGCCGCGCTCGCCTCTATCTCTGACGGATGGGTCGAGCACCGAAAGCAAGGAGTGTGATCGAGTGGCCGGACAGGTCGTAGCAGAGGGCGTCGTCGTCGTCGAGGCTGACGCGAAGGACATCCCAGGGCACGTCGCCCGCGACGTCGAGAACGACAACGGCGCGCTCGCGAAGTCCGGCCAGGGCGTCGGCCGCAAGATCTTCGGCGGCGTGGTCGCCGGCATCGCAGCGGTCGGCGGCGCTCAAGCGATCTTCGGCTACTTCTCCGGCGCGATCACCGGGGCTTCGGACCTCAACGAGACACTCTCCAAGTCCTCGGTGATCTTCGGCGACAACGCCGCGATGATCGAGTCCTGGGGAGACAACGCCGCGAAGACGGTCGGCCTCTCGAAAGAGGCGGCAATCGCGGCGGCCGCAGGCTTCGGCGACATGTTCACGCAAATCGGATTCACCGGCGACGCGGCCGCCGCGATGTCTCAGAACGTCGTGCAGGCCGCGGCCGACCTCGGCTCCTTCTCAAACCTCGAGACGGCAGACGTCGCCGACCGCATCTCCGCCGCCTTCCGCGGGGAGTACGACTCGCTACAGGCCGTGATCCCCAACATCAACGCGGCCCGCGTCGAGAGCGAGGCTCTCGCGGCCACGGGAAAGACGGTCGCCTCGGAACTCACAGCGCAGGAGAAGGCGACGGCCGTCCTCGCGATCGTGCAGAAGGACGGCGCCCGCGCGATGGGTGACTTCGCACGCACGAGCGACGGCGCTGCGAACTCCGCGAAGATCGCGACCGCATCGCTCGAAGATCAGCAGGCGAAGCTCGGCGCCGTGCTCCTGCCGGCGTGGACGGGCTTTCTCTCCTTCGTCAACACGAGCCTGATCCCGATGTTTTCGGATCTCGTGCAGTGGATCTCGACCAACGGCGACACGATCCTCCTCCTCGCCGCGACGATCGGCGGCGCTGCGCTCGCGTACTACGGCATCACTGCGGCGATGGGTGTCTACAAGGCGTTCCAACTCGCGCAGATCGCGGCCAACGGCACGCTGACCGTGACTCAGTGGGCGCTCAACGCCGCGATGAGCGCGAACCCGATCGGCCTCATCATCACCGGCATCGCCGCGTTGGTCGCCGGGATCATCTGGCTCGCGACTCAGACGACGTTCTTCTCTGACCTCTGGACGAACGTTACGACGTGGCTCGGCGAGGCATGGACGTGGCTGTGGGGGTCGATCCTCTCGCCGATCTTCACCGCGATCGGCGACATCTTCACGTGGCTCTACAACAACATCATCCTCCCGATCATCACTGGCATTATGATCTATGTCGGCATCTGGGCGGCTATCTTCACGTGGCTCTGGCAGTCGATCCTCTCCCCGATCTTCAACGCGATCGGTCAGGTCTTTACGTGGATTTGGCAGTCGATCATCTCGCCGATCGTCGGCTTCATCTCCGGCGCGATCCAAGCGGCGGGCGCGGTCTTCTCGTGGCTCTACGGGACGATCATCAAACCGGTCTTCGACGCGGTCGGCAAGGTCTTCAACTGGGTATGGAACTCGATCATCCGGCCGGTCGTGAGCTTCATCACGGGCGCGATCAACAAGGTTGGGGCGACCGTCAAGGCCGTCTTCGGCGGGATCGGCGCTTTCATCGGGCAGGCATTCCAAACCGCACTCTCCGTCATCAAGGGACCGATCAACGGCATCATCGGCCTCGTCAACTCGGCGATCCGCGGACTCAACTCGCTCTCCGTCTCGATCCCCGACTGGGTGCCGATCGTCGGTGGAAAGACGTTCGGCCTCGACATTCCGACGATCCCGATGCTCGCGAAGGGTGGCACGATCGTCGGCTCCGGCTCCGTGCTCGTCGGTGAGCGTGGGCCGGAGATCCTCAACCTCAACCGCGGCGCATCCGTAGTGCCCCTCACGAGCGCGCAGCGGTCGCAGGGTACGGGCGGCGGCTCCGGCGACACCACGATCAAGATCGACATTCACGAGGCGACCGACCCGCTCGGGTCCGCAGGGCGCGTCGCGGCCGAGCTCCGCAAGTGGGGGAAGAAATGACGACGACGGTAGAACTCATCTCGGCGAATGACACGATCCTCTTCGCCGCGACGCCGAGCGTGACCGGCTTCGTCTACGACAACGAGACGCTCGACGCGTGGTATGAGATGCCGGCCGCTGACCCGAAGCTCTCGAAGCGCCCGAACGCGCACGGCACCTACGAGCCCGGCCAGATCTTCACGAAGGAAGGGCGACCGCTCGTCGTCGGCCAGTACTACGGCGCGTCCGCAGCGGACGCCCTCGCCGCGCGACTTCGCCTGAGTGCGCTCTTCTCTGACGGCAATCCCGTTACGATGCGGGTGACCGACGAGCTCGGGGCGACCACGCGCCGAGTGTGGCTCCTCGAAGCGTCGACGAGGTTTCGATACGACTTCTCGCACTTCCCGATCGACCTCGCGCTCGTCGCACCCGACCCGCGGCGCTACGGCCCGACGGTCACCGACACGGAGGGGATGCCGACCGCTGGCGGCGGCCTCTTCTGGAACCTCGGCACCGCCCCGTCCGGGCTCTACTTCGACTGGGGGGTCGACGGCGTTCTCGGTCAAGTGGAGTTCGCGAACACCGGGCAGACCGCGACGCTCCCCGTGCTCGCGGTCGGCGGCGCAGGCTCCTTCTTCGCCGGCTTCCGCATCACGGAGATCGAGACGGGCCGCGAGCTCACGTTCACGCGCTCGACTAACGACGGCGACGTCATCCTCTTCGACTCGCGCACGCAGCGCGCAACGCTCGCCTCGGGCGACGTGACCGCCTTCCTCTCCTCGAGGGATTGGTTCTCGATCCCCGCCGGCGCAACACGTCGATACCAGATCAACCCGCTCGGGGGATACAGCGGATCGCCGACGATCAGCCTCTACGCTGCCCCCGCCTATCTATAGGAGAATGACGACATGACCCTCTCCCGCTCTTTCATCAAGAACGCGATCACGACACCCCTCGACGCGCGACTAATGCTCATGGCGCAGGTGGTCGCCAACGCCGACGGGTCGCCGCGCGCCGGCGTCCTTGGCTCCTCGAACCCGTCGATCGTCACGGCGCTCGGCATGATGGAAGTCGCGATCGCCGCCGCCGAGTTCGTGACCACGAAGGGTCGCGCCGACGGCGTGTCAATCTTCGCCAACGACGGCACGGTCAACGTCGCGATCGGCGCCGCACCCGTGTCGAACTCCCGCATCGATACGATCTGGGTGAAGCACAACGACAGCACGACAGGCGACGCGAACTCGCTCCCCACCTTCGGCGTCACTCCCGGCGTCGCTGCGCCGTCGCCTGTGAAGGCCGCGATCCCGACAGGTGCCCTCGAGCTCGCGACGCTTCGCGTCTATGCCGGCACGACTGCCGCGAACGGCGGCACGAACACGCTGACCAACACGTATGCGATGACCGCTGCGCGAGGCGGCGAGGTGCCGTTCCGCACGAAGGACGCGCTCAATCTCTGGACGACGGCGGCCGTCGGGCAGAGCGCCGTCACGCTCTCCACGGGCGAAAAGTGGACGTGGTCGGGGTCGTCGTGGGTCCTCGTCTTCCGCGCACTCCTCCCCTGGACGCCGACCATCACCGGCCTCACCATCGGCAACGGCCTTCTCCGCGCGTTCTACAGCAAGCGCGACAAGGTGATCGAGGTCTTCCTCGAGTTCGAATCGGGGACGACGACCGCCGCGACGGGGACTGTGACGATCACGCCGCCCGAACCGATCGCCGACTCGAGCCTCTACCGCCATATGGGCGAGGGATTCTTCCGCTTCGCCGGTGCCAACTCCGGCGCGTGGCCGGCGCAGGCCCGTCAAGCCGGCGGCGCAACGGTCAACATCAATCTTCTCGACGCCTCGGGCGCGCTCATCGTCCCCGGCTCGAGCGTCAACAACACCTTCCCCACGGGCGGCGCGTGGGGAAACGCGGCCTACCTGCCGACGTTCTACCTCCACTTCAGCTACCGCACGGCGGACTGACCTATGGCCGGCGTATCGTACGCGCTCGCCGACTTCGTGACCGGCGGCCCGATCCTCGACCTTCCCGTCATGGAAGGGGCGTCGTGGGCGTCGCAACTCAACCGCCCCGACGAGGTATCCTGCACGGTCGACATGCGCGATCGTGACGCGCTCGCGCTCGATCTCCGCTCCTCGACCGCCCCGAATAAGACTGTGCTCCTCGCGCGCAACGATGACGACGTCATCCTCGCGTGGGGACTCATCAGCGACGACGGGCGCACATGGAACGAGGACGCGAAGACGTTGAGTCTCTCGTGTCAAGGGGTTACCTCGAGCTACTTCGGTAGCTTCCCGATCATGCCGCCCGCAGCGCGTACGGCCGATCTGACCGTCCTCGATTCCGAGGGTTTCCCGATCGTGAACCCCGCGCTCAACACGACCCTCGCTGGGTGGTCGCATGGCACGATCGGAAAGAAGCTCGTCGAGCAGGCGCTCGCCTGGCCGGGAGCGCCGACGGCTTTCGTGCTCCCGGCCGACGAGATCGGGATCCGTGAGCAGACCTACCTCTTCTCATCTTTCAAGCCGGTCGGCGACGCACTCGACGACCTCTCGAAGCAGGAGCACGGCCCGGACTTCGCCTTCGACGCCGTGCGCGCACCGAACGGCCTCTCCCTGCAATACGTCATGCGTCACGGTTCCGAAGCGGCACCGCGCCTCGGGGTCGACGTCGGCTCGTGGTCGCTCGGGGAGAACTCGCCGATCACCGGGCTCGACATCACTGACGCCGTGGCCGCGGGTGCCACCTACGGATGGATGAGTTCGGGTCGCCAGGACGGCGCCGCGATCTTCTCCCGCTACGTGGATGAGAGCGCACTCGCAGACGGCTATCCTCCCCGCGCCGTGATCGACACCTCACGATCCGACGTCTCGGTGCAGGCGACCCTCGACTCCTACAACGCCGCGAACATGGCCGACGCCCGCCGCGCCGTGCGCGACCTCTCCTTCTCCGTGCGAGGCGACGCGACGCCGGCGCTCGGTGCCTACCGCCCCGGCGACCGCGTGACGCTGACCGTACCGGACGGGCACCCGTGGCACACGGGCGATATCCCGATCCGCATCATGTCGATCAGCGGAGACGAGACGGGGAAGACAGTCAAGATCGGATGCGTGATCCTCGATGCGTAGCTCTCGGCAAGGCGCGATTCCCTCCGAGATCGGAAAACTGATCGACGACCTCGACGCGATCAAGCGCCGACTCAGCATCCTTGAGACGCCGTCGGGCGAAGCGCTCTCCTCGACCGTCGCCAAGCTCCAAGCTCTCGTATCTGATATCCAGGCGCAACTCGATGCATGGACCGCGAGCCGGTGGACGAACGCGCAGATCACCTCGCAGATCAACTCAACCGTGAACTCGACGATCGCCTCGACGCTCGGCGGCTCGGTGACGATCGGCGGCAACCTCCTCGTCAACGGCACGCTCCGCGCGCCGGATGCAGTCGCATTCAGCATCACCGGCACGCGCCGCACGGCATGGCTCGAAGACGCGACGGGCCGCCTCGGCTACGCGACGTCGACGATCGCCGCGAAGACCGGGATCCGCGACGCCGACGAGCAGCGCCTCGCCCGCCTTCTCGACATCGTGCCGAAGTCGTACATGTACCGCGAGGAGGTGCGACGCCGCACCCGCCTGCGGATCAACGACGGCGTCGACTATGTCCCCGCGCGCGAGCTCGGCATCATGGCCGAAGACCTCGATGCCGCCGGCTTCCATGAGTTCGTTATCTATGACGGCGACGGCGTGCCGGAGGGCGTCGAGTATTCCATGCTCGCGGTCGCACTCCTCGCGGCCGCACGCCTGCAACGCGACGAGATCGCCGAGATCCGCGCGCACGTCGGGTTAGGGTCGAAGGCATGACAGACGACAAGCCGCGCAGCGAGCCGAGCACGTGGGAAGTGATGCGGGGTGTCGAGCGGATCGAGAAGCGACTCGACGCGATGACGCAAGCCTTCGTCTCGGTCGAGGTGCATCGGCTTCTCGCCGAGGACGTACGCGAGGCGAAGGAGCAGGCGGCCGCCGATCGAGCGAGTGCCGCGGCGGCCGTTGACGCTGCGAAGCTCGACGCCGCGGCGGCACTCGCCACGATGCGGACGGAGCTCGACAACGCGAAGAAGCAGCGCGGACAGACATGGACTGCGATCGGAGTCATCTTCGCGGGGCTTGTGGCGACGTCGATCTACGACACCTTCATGCGAGGAATAGGGGCGGGATGATGAGCGAGCACGAGGATGTCGAAACGGTCGAGGCTCCGGCGCTCGTCATCCCACCGAAGGCCGAGCAGGAGAAGGCCGCACGCGGCGCGCAGCGATGGGCGTGGATCTCGCGCACGGTCGGCGTCGTCATCGTGCTCGGCATCCTCGGCTTCGGCGCGTACCTCGCCGCGGCGAATGCAGGCGGCCGTGTCGAGCGACTCGAGCTCATCGAGCAACTCGACGAGGCACACGTCGAGAACGCCGAACTCCGCGACAAGGTGGACGCCCTCTACGAGCAGGTGCTCGCGGCTGGCGAGAATCCCGTCGTCGAGCCGGAGACGAGCAACCCGCCGGCATCCGTAACGACGCCCGGCGAGAAGGGCGAGGCTGGCCCTCCCGGCAGGCCGCCGACGGTCGCCGAGATCGTGGCCGCATTCAACGCCTACTGCGCGGCGAACAACGGATGCCGCGGCGCGGCGGGGTCGGACGGCGCACCCGGCGCCCCCGGCGAATCGATCCCCGGCCCGCAGGGCGAGCTCGGACCCGTCGGGCCTCAGGGTCCGCAAGGGGAGAAGGGCGACCGAGGCGATCCAGGCCCGAGCGGTATCTCGGTGATCGACGTCTACTGCGCGTCGATCGACCCTGTGACAACGGCCTTCCGCTTCACCTTCTCCGACGGCTCGACGATCGATGTCGCCGGGCCGTGCATCCCCGCGGCGTAGACTACGCTGCGCATCCCCCAACGAAAGGAAGTAGCACCATGAGCAACCTCGACCCGAAGAAGTACAAGAACGGCTCGCCCCTCACCGTCGGCGAGACGGTCACCTCCGACTCTCCGAAGGTGGAACTCGGCAAGGCAAAGGCGGTCTTCGCTGGCATCGCGGCCGTCGCCGTGAGCGTCGGCACCGTCCTGACCGCATCGCTCGCCGACGGAGCGATCGATCTCAACGAAGGTATCGCCCTCGGCCTCGCGCTTCTCGGCGGGTTGGGCGTCGGCGGCCTCGGTACATATGCCGTGCCGACGACGGTCACGCGCAAGGCGTGACCTAGAAAGGCGGGTCGGAATCCGGCTCGAGCCACACTCGCCAGACCCCACGTTTCCCCGGTACGGACTCTGCGCCGGCGGGGATGACGTGGGGTCTGGTGCATTCTTCCACGTCCGCGGCCCGCGCTGCGGCCTTCTTCTTCGTCCTGGCGCTCGCCTGCGTGACGATGCCCCAGTCGGATTCTGTCTCGTCTACGGGCCGCACAGCGCTTTCCACCGGCATGAGCTGCGGTTGCTTGTCGAGGGGGAGCCACGCGCCGGACGCCGGCGGCGTGTTGAGGTAGTGCCAGAGCGCCGTGACCATGGCGAGCGAATCGGCGAGAGCGCCGAGCGCATCGTGATTGTGACGTGAGCAGAGCAGGCCGCGCACGTCGCCCGTCTTATGGTCGTGGTCGACGGCGTGCCGCTTCGACTTCGGCCGCGCTCCGCAGACGGCGCACCCGCCGCCCTGCAACCGGAGCAGGCGGGAGTAGTCGTCGCCCGTGATGCCGTACGTCTTCTCGATCATCGACTCGTGCGTCTTCGCACTCTTGCATGCGCGGCACATCGTCGCGCCCTTGCCGAAGTCTTCGAGGTCGCGGAAGGATTGGCACCCGGCACACCATGACGTGTGCGCCGGGGCCTGCGCGACGATCGCCTTCGTGCGCTTCGTGCGGAGCTCTTCGGGCACCATGGCAAGGCGACGGCGCGCGGCGTCCACCTGCACGCCGATCGGCTCGTGCCGAAGCTGACACGTCACGCAGCGGTGCCGCCCGGCGATCTTCGGCCGACGGCGACACTCCTTGCACGGTTGCGCGGCCATGAGCTACCCCTTCGGGATCTCGTGCACGATGCGGATCTCGGTCGGCGTCTCGTAACGCCCGACCGTCGTGATAGTGAAGCGGCGGCGCCGCGCGAGCATTGCCCGTCGCATGCGCCGCCGCAGGGTGCGCGCTCTCACCCGATGCACTCCGGGTGCGCGCGCTTCGCCTCGGCGATCACGCGCAGAATCTCGGCGCGCTCTCGGTTACCGGGGCTAAGGCTCATCGCGTACTCTTCCTGCACGCGCCACTCTTCGCGGCGCTCCGTGCAGCGGTCGAAGATCTCGGACTCGTCGTCGGCACTGTCGAGCGAGTGGTCGATCGGGCATCGGGGGTCGCAGTCGTCGGCGTGCGCGGCCGCGGGCTTCCGCCGCTGCGCCTTCGCCTCGATCACGGTCACGCCGGGGAAGCTCGGGTGGTCGCCGCCGACCGTGATCGCGAGATGCCCGGTCACGTCTCCCCCTTCGCGGTCGAGCAGTTCGAGCACGTTCTCGACTCCGGCGCCGATCGTCTCGATCGTGACAAGCTTCGGGGGGATCGTGGTTCGGGCGACCACGGCTACGCCTGCGGCCTTCATCGCGCGGGCCTGCCGGCGGCGCGCTTCCCGTGCGGCGCTCACGAGAGTAGCTCATCGGTGTCGGCGACGTCGTCGCGGGTGGAGATGATCTCGCCGATGTGCTCCTCGAGTGTCTCCTCATCGATCTTCCATCCACCGTCGATCGCGGCTTCGGTCTTTCCGACGAGGCTTCGGAGCTCGCTCTCGTCCATCGTGTCGATCATCGCTTCGCGGATACGCGCTCGCGCGGTCTGCAACTCGCTCATCACTTCTTCCCCTTCTTCGTGGCCGCCTTCTTCGCGGCCTTCCGCTTCGCCTCGTTGGCCTTGAGCCGCTCGATCGCCGCCTCGGCCTCGGTATGTGCATCGCCGTCGAAGTCCGCATCGATGTCGTCGACGAGATCCTCCGGCTCGACCGGCGCGTCGTCGATGTCGGGCGCATGCTCGACGATCTCCGTGCCCTGGTAATAGACGCCGTCCTCTTCGGCGATGACCGCTTGCTCGGCGAGGCCGTCAGTAGCCGAGTCCGCGAAGAGTTCGGGCAGATCATCGGCGTCGATCATCGCGGCATCCTCCTCGGGCGTAGAGACGTGCGGCCGCTCATCGCCGACGAGGCGCTCAAGCTGACGCGCGAAGTAGGTCATCGTCGCGGAGCCGCCCTCGAAGGCGACACGAGCGACCATCTCGGCATCATCGAATCCGAGCTCGACGATCGTGCCGACGCGCTCGGTGTCGATGATGTGGACGAGGTCGCCGACGACGAAGAAGTCGCGATGATCGTCGTCGGCGACGGGCTCGACGTCGTCGTAGCGATGTGCGCGCTCGTCACCGATAGCCATAGACGAGATGACCTCGGCGGCCATAGGCCGCAGTGACGCGGCGATGTCGAGCAGCGCGGCCGCGTTGATCTCCGCGAGCCGGGCACGCTGCGCCTTCTCGTTGGAGATGAGCCGCGTCGCGCGGAGCTCTTCGCGGGCGAGGTCGAGATCGACCGTGCCGTCCTCCTGATAGATGTTCACGGGTGCATCCTTTCGTCGATGGGTGATGCGTGGACCGGGGAGGATTCGAACCTCCACTCGGGGAGCTACCCCGCCGCTCTGCCGTTAAGCGAACCGGCCCGTGAGGGCGACGCCGTATCGACGCCGCCCCGCGGGTTACTTCTTGGACTTCTTCTTGCCCTTGTCCTTCGCCTTCGGCTCCGGCTCGGCCTTCGACTTCTTGCCCTTCGCGGGCTTCTCGTCGTCGCCCTTCTTGCCGAAGGGGTCGTTGACCGCTTCCATGTAGGCGCGGGCGACCTTCACGTCGTCGGCGTCGGCGTCCTCGAGCTCCCAGTAGAAGTTGCCGCGGTCCTTCTTCTCGGTCGTGTCCTCGGTGTTGCGCAGACGGCCGAGCACGCGGCGCTCGCCGATGTAGCCACGGAGTGCGCCCTTGAGGTATCCGCTGAAAACGTAGACCTCCTCATGCTCCTCGCTCTTGGCCGGCTTCTTCTCGTTGAGCACGACGACGTCGGCGACGATGACCTTCTTCGTCGCGCCCGGCTCCTTCGAGAACTTGTCGTCGACGTCGATCTCGCGCAGCGGCGTGATCAGCAGCAGCGCGCCGCGGTTCTCGTCGCTCGTGAGCGTCCAGCCGTCGCCGCCTGCGGGCGCATCGGAGGGGCGAGCGAAGTCGTCATCTCCGGCGGGCTTGGTGCTCTTGCTCTTCTTGCTCTTGTCCTTCGCCACGATCGTGACCTTTCATTCTGGGTTGAACCGATCCGGTCGGATCGGCTTCTCGGTGATGCCGAGTTGTGAGG